TGACTTGTGGGGTGGCTGGGGCGAGTGGACGTGGCCGCTGCTGTGGTGCATACTCGACAACCCAAGCAAGATGCCGCCCGTTGGTAAGGTCATACACACTAACACAGGAGACATGTGATGGCTAAAATATTATTGGATTGGTTTGAAGGAAATCACAGCGAACACATACTGAGGCTAGTGAAAAATCTTAATGTATTGGAAGAGCGTAAGAATGAATTATTAAACGAGTTGAACGGCGCTATGACAATGCAAGCTATATGGCCTAATGCGTTTGACGATGGGCAAAAGTGCAGCCTCAAGTGCCTCACTAAACGCCAAGGTGGGTTACGGGATTTTACCGCAGGGGATAAACATAAAATATCCTTTGCGTATTTAGAGCGCGAGGATGGTGAGAAACATCTGCTAACACGTAAACAACTCATACGCTTGGGCAAAATCGAAGGTCAAATCCATAAACAGTATGAGGTTACAGAAGAAAAGGCGGCGATGAAAAATGGCTGAGAATATGTTTATAGACAACCCCTTCGTCGCGTGCCCCGAGTGTGATGGCGAAGGTCAAGTCACCGCAGAGCGAGCAGTATGTATGAGCAACGACAACCCCTACGGGTATCTGGAGGAGTACAAACGCGAGTGCGATAACTGCCACGGACTTGGGGAGATAGAGCGTGACTGGAGTGAGTGACTTTATGCCCACACGTGTGGAGGAACTACTGGACGTACTAGGTGTGCGTCCCGATCCCAACGTTACCACTGCTGTCGATGCGGATGAGCCGAAAGTGGAGCGAGACTTCACCTTCAAACAGGTACAACTGGACGAGAACGGAGAACCGCCATGGTAGAATACTTTACGATACTCATGCTGACATACAGCATCAGTGGGGAGACCTTGCAATCAAGCACGGTCTTTCCGAGCGCAGAAGCGTGCGGCGATGCACTGCCTGCGTATTACGAACCCGTCTATGCGTTTGATAAGAATGCAATCGGGCAATGCAAGAAGACGGACGCAATGTCCGTAATAATTAAACCGAAACCAAAACCAGACATGGAGAAGAACTAATGGGCTATAACAAAAAACTTGTTTCCGACATTAACGAAGAGATCAAATCAGGCATGAACGCATCTACCCAGCCTGATGAGCTAGTAGCGTTCGGCATAGCGGTGCAGCGTGCCATTCGCGGTGTGAAACTGAAGAAGCGTGACGGCGCTAGTACGTGGGTATACAGGGAGGACGACATGTATGCCATGGGGTGGATCGGGTACGGTGACTTTTACACAACTAGGTATGGACCTAAGAAGTTCGTTGTATATTCACGCAAGATTGAAAACAAGAAGTACAGCAGCGGGTCGAAGCAACACTATATGCGTATGTCTAACCGTATGGACATTGCGGTGAAGGCAGCGCGTCAAAAGCTGAGCAGCTACACTATACCCGAGATAGCGGTACTGCACGCAGATATGATGAGGCACGAACTGTACAGGTTATCATCTTCTGCGAGTGACAGGTTGAGGAACGCCTATGAAGCTCTGGGTTTGAACAGATACTCAAAGCATAAGTCTAGTATTCTACAGGAGCTAGTGCACCTTGCCGAGGTCGGGCATGTGTTCTTAAACGCAGACATAAAGCCAAAAATGGAGGAACTTATTGCCGCACAGAAGGTAGATATAAAGGATGATGAGGTAGTGCCCGTGGACTTTATCAATGTGCGGGAGCGGTTCGGTAGGCAGTACGTGGACAAGGTACGTCTGGATAACGTGAACACCCACTGGTTTAACGTAGTCGAAGAAGAGTGCGAGATGTGGGAGGAGAATAGTGTACCTGAAGACGTACAGCGTAAGGTCGCTGTGCTCTATGCGTGCCAACCAAGGCAGTTCGTAGAAGGTGTTGGATACAAGTACAACGACACCATGTTTTATATCTATGCCTAAAACATCTCAAGGGATACCCGATAACAGTATATACCGTGTTAAAGTAGACCCTGACACTAAATCTATCTCAATCTTCTGTTTTGGTAGTAATGCTATTGACAGGACAGTAAACGACTTCTATATAGGTGTGGGAGACTTGCCAATATGGCTGCAGCGGAAGCTGAGCGTGCTGGCAGGTACAAGCCCAAAGCCACCCGAGCATGAGGTGGTAGGGGTTGGTAGGAGAATAGATGAGAATGTCTTTTGGGTCTATTACGGCGACGAGAGTTAGTACACGTACTAACACGGAGGGCGGCTATTGCTGCCCTTCGAAGCCAGTTATTTTACGGGGGGATGAGCATGACGCCTGAAGCTAAAGTTAAAAAGAAAGTTGTTGCCTTGCTGAAAGATGCAGGTGCTTATTACTTCTACCCCGTTACAGGTGGGTATGGAAAGAGTGGTGTGCCTGACATCGTGGCGTGCGTTAACGGTATGTTTGTCGGCATCGAATGTAAGGCTGGGAAGAACAAACCCACACCACTGCAGGAGAAGAACCTGCGCGAGATTGTTGAAGCGGGTGGCGCAGCGTTGGTGATTAACGAAACCAATATTGATTTAGCGGCTACAATAATAAAAGATATTAAGGATAAACAACCCAAGCTGTGAGTGGGTAGCGGTTAGGTTTGCTCCGCAATAACCACAGCAGTATGGGCAGGACACTCCATGATTACCTTTCGGTTCTGTGACCATACCGGAGAAGCCACGAGACGGTTAGCCCCCACGAACCAAACGTGGGGCACCACTTTAACAATGGAGGAACCTATGGGTGACGAGCAGTTAACTACGTTTCAAGAAGCTAACCTAAAATGGTTGAAGCGACAGGTTGATAACTTACAGGATGAACAGCACCGTGCAGATGCGCGGCCTCGCATACAACAGGAACTTTGGGCTGCGCGTGAGGAACTTGATAACTATGTCAAGACGCTACGCGAACACGGCATTAAGATATGAAGATACCGCACCGGAAAGAATACGAAGAGTTCTATCGCATGTGTTGGGAGAAACAGGTTAAGCAGGATAAAAAAGAAAACCCGCGGTTAGTCTATAACACTCGGTATATAAATAATTCTGCTCACAGGGAGAATGGTTCCAAGGGCGGTAGGCCCAGAAAGGAGGAGAACAAACTAGGACTAACGAAGGATGCCGAAATGCTGAACAGGATGTTACAGCGCGGTATGACAGTGACAGACGCCGCTCAGATAATGGGCATAAGTAGAAAATGGGCGTCAATGACAAAGAAAAAATATGGTTTGCCAAGATAGGAGAATGGCTATGGTTGCGAAGAAAACAGCAGGGGCACCCCTTGAGATACATACTGTTAAGCAGGGGCGTATCAAACTGCGTATGATCGGACAGACACCGATGTACTTTAATAGTATGGGCGCGAAGGCGTGGCGGGATCTGTTAGTTGGCGCTGGTAAGAAGACAGCGGCAGAAAAGAAAGAGTTGAAGCATAACCCTGAGCAAGAGTTTCGGGAGAGTGTCTATACTAAGAAGACCGGAGACACATTACTGTGTTTCCCTGCAGCGGGGGTAAAAGGCGCGATGGCTACGGCTGCGCTGGAAACGGCTGGCATAACTAAGACAAGTGTGCAGCGGTTAATCTTTCTACCCGAAAGCCACGTCCAGATTTGGGGTAAGCCTTACTTGAAAATGGACATTGTTCGGTCTGCGGACATGAACAAAACACCCGATGTTCGTAGTCGGGCGTACTTGCCCAACTGGTGTGCAGAGGTGGACATAAAGTTTGTCACACCAACGCTCAGTGCCATGGCTATCTCGTCATTGCTAATGAACGCAGGGATAATCGTGGGGCTTGGTGACTTCAGGCAGGAGAAAGGCCGAGGGTCTTACGGTACGTTCTCTGTGACAGGTTCTGAAGACATGGGAGACCATCAAGCGCTCTGGGATGACATTACGCAAGAAGGGCGTGAGGTCCAAGAGATGGCATTAGAGTACCCCGAATGTGCTGATGAACAGACAGCAGAGTTGATGCAGTTCCTACAAGAAGAGCGGCTGCGTCGCGCAGCTTAAACGAAGAGGGGCGGTTAACGCCGCCCTAATTCACGGACAAGGCGGTTGAGGCGCGGTGAGTTGGGTTAAGGCACGGACGGGCGTGGCACGGCGGTCGAGGTGAGACGAGGTTTGGTATGTTAAGGTCGGGCGGGGTTTGGTATGGCGGTCGCGGCACGGTTGGGTGCGTTGAGTTATGGTGAGGCATGGTGAGGCAAGGCGGTCGAGGTGTGTTGGGGCCAGATGTGGTCGGGCGGGTTCCGGTCGGGTGAGTTATCTCGAGGCGGTCGAGTTAGGGTAGGTTTTGGTCGGGTTGGATCAGGTGCGGTGTGTCAAGGCGAGGCGGTCGTGGTGCGTTCCGATGTGGCGCGTTCCGATGTGGCGCGGCCCGTTTGGGCGGTCTAGGTTGGGTGTGGCGCAGCGTGGTCCGATGTGGCGCGGTGTGGCACGGCGAGACAGTTAAACTAATGAGAAGGTGGTGGGCTGTAGTGGCCCACTACATAAAAATAAATTTACTGGAGAACTAAATATGGCTAATTTTTCTAAGAAAACAAAGCAGCGTATCATTGACGACTACCTGCATAAAACAGGCGCGAACATGTTTGTGCCCTCGGAGTTTGTCGATTGGTTAGCAGGGCAACCAGAACATGAGGCTTACCCTGCGTTCTACGAGATGGATGATGCAGAAGCAGCGCGTCAATTCCGTATTCAAATGGCACGTCAGATGGCATCTGGTTTGCGTATTGTTGCGAAGACAGAGGAAGTCGAAAGCTCGGTGGTTTCTATCAAGGTGGCAGAATACCCTGCGTATATATCCCCTGTGTCTAAAAGGCGTGATGGTGGTGGGTATGAACCGTTTGATCCTAGTGATGAAACTGCGCAATCTGAGTTACGTAGGCAGGCAGGCACAAGCCTAGCTGCGTGGTTGGAGCGGTTCCGCGGCTGCGCTGAACATATAGGGGTGGATGTCACTCCATTGGAAGATATCGTGCGTGTGTTACGTGACGAAAAAGACGAAGCGGTGGAGGCATAAATGGCTAAGAAGGGATCACCGTACGCGGATAAGATATGGGCGTACAAGATAAAACATCCTACAGCGAAAGCTAGGGAAATCGCAGACGCGACTAACACATCTTATGGGTACGTCTATAAACTTTTAAAGAAGATCGGCACACCAGACGAAGTGTTTGAAAAGGAAGCGCGTAGGGTCACGCGTGGGCAGGTGCTAGACACCGCCAAAGAATATGTGACCAAAGATCGTGCGGCTGACCATGGCAACATGGAGGATAACTTCAACACTATCGCCGCGTACTGGTCTGTGCACCTTGGCGTCACGGTGGA